GATCCGTGTCTGTCGTTCACGCTACGGGACGAATGGCACTCAGCCATCAAGGTTGTTTGTACGGTACAAAAGACCGACGCCACACATGCAGCGCAGCGACGATGGCTTTGGTCTTGTAGTCGCACGCTTGGCACTCCAAATACCGCACCTGACGCTGCTCGTCGAGCGGGTGGCTAGAGCGTGTACGGATGCGTCCCTTGCCGCACTTCGGACAGGGATCACCGGGCTTTGCCACGCATGAAGCTCCTAGTTCAAGTCCGATGCGATGCCGTCAAGGACATCATTGAGATCGACAAGCTGCCGACGCAGGCTATCGGCCTCATCAAGAGCCTTGACCAGCTCCTCGTCCAGCTCGTCGGCAGTCGATCTCTTTTTCATCGCATCCAGCCTGGCCTTGAGCTCTGCAATGCGAGCCTTGCTTGAGTCCAGTTTTTGCGTCAGTTCTGATTTCTTTGCCGACGCAGACTTTAGCTGCGATTCAGCCGCTGCAACCTTTTGCTTTGCATCCGCAAGCTTTGAGCCGGCAGCAAGCTGGCTTTTTACTTCCGCCACCTTTTTCTGCAGCTTGGCAACTTTGTCGTTTGCTTTCTTGACCTCTCGGTCTGCTTCTTTTTGAGTTCCTTCGATGCGGTCCAGGTATCGCTCTTTGCGCTTCACGCTTGTCTTGCTTTGGTCTAGCTTGCCACCAGGCCCACCACCCGAAGGCCCGTCTGACAAAGTCCCACCTGCAGTTCCTCCGCCCGAACCACCCAAATCGCCAGACCCCGGGTCGCCAGATCCGCCACCCTTGCCGCACTTATTGCCTGCCTTAAATCCGCCGCTGCCAGTACCGCAGTTACGCACAAACGACTTAAGCCGAGCCGCAGTTAGCCGAATGGCGGCACTCATGGCCGCCGCCGTTTGCTGCTTGCGGGCTTGCGCAGCCACGCCGTCACTCTTCTCGCACCCACATCGCTGCTCTTCCAGCCAAGCCTGGAACGAACGCATGGCCACTGCTGCTGTTGTGCTCGGATACGCCGGCTGCACCACCGGCCCCAGTTCGTAAATCGTGGCGGCCCGCACCTCGCGGATCGCCCGGCCGCCTTCGTCGGTCACGAACGCCTCGCCGCCCTTGTCCACGCTAAACGTGAACGACGAGCCCTTCACGTCCCGACGCGAAATGAGCTCGACGATGTCGGCCCGGGTGGCCGGCGGCGTGACGATGTAGCCAACGCCCTTGTCGTCCGAGAACACCTCGAGCGTGCCGCTCGACTCCCGGCCCAGCAAGATGTCGGGGTTGTGGTTGTAGTAGCTCACCAGGTCACTGCGGCCCCGCTGCCGGTTGAGCACCCCGTCGAAGGCTCCCGGCATGATCCGCTCGCGGAACCCGCCCAGGTCCACGCTGAGTCGGTTGTAGACGACGGCGTAGCCCTTGATGACCGGCCGCCCATCGGCGCGGGTCTCAATGACCAGCTCGTCGTCGGCCTCGAAGGGCATGTCACGCTTTTCGATGATGCCTTCCATGGCATTGCTCCTGTCGCCTTCTCGGTCCAGTTCTGCCACCTTGCGGGCCGCGAACGACTGCCCGGCGTCACCGCCCCACAGCAGCCACGCCACGAAGCCCGGCGTCTCCTTGCCCGCGTCATCCCAGCCCGGCCTGCGGTCGGACTCGTGCCGGGCAAACCAGGCATTCATCTCCCGCACCCAATCCTCGTTCATCTGCTCGCGTCGGCTCAGCCGGCCTGCACGGGCGACGGTCTCGGGCTTGAGCCCGTCGCCGCTCTTGCCCTCTTCGTGCAGCCTCAGGCCACGCTTGGCGGCCGAGGCCATGCCCTCCGTGGGAGTCAGGTCAACCGCCATCGGCGTCACCCTCCTCGTCCTCGGGCTCGTCCTCGGGCTCGTCCTCGGGCTCCGGTGCCGGCGGCTCGGCGGCCGGTGCGGCCGGCTCCTCGGGCTCCTCGCCTTCCGGCATCGGCCCCATGTTCTCCTTCAGCCGCACTTCTTCGGGCGTCATCCACCCGTTTCGCACGGCAACCTCGTATGCCTGGTAGCGGGTCGTGATGTCGCTCCGCAGCAGGCCCTCAACCAAGAACTCGGCATACAGGTCGTCATCGTCGCCGAGGATGTCCCGCTCAATGGCCCCTTCGATGCGACGCAGCCACGGCTGAATCGTGAACTTCTCAAAGCTCACCATTTCGCTAGCCAGGTTGCCCCACGTGGCCCGGCCCAACTCCTGCACCATGTGCGGCGGCATCTTCCAGATCCTGCACACGGCCAGCAGGCTTTGCATCCACAGCTCGGCCAGCTGACTCTCCTGGTTGGTGGCCGAGACGGTATCGACCTTGAGCCCGTTGGAGAGCACCGCCACCTCGCCTGCCCGTGACGGGCCGCGGTGCCGATTGTTCCACTGCTCACGCAGCTGCTCACGTACCTCACGCGGCAGGGCCTGCTCAGTGTGCAGCACCACGCCCGGCTGGGCGTTATTCCGGTAGAAGGTGGCGGCGTACTGCTCGAGCGACCGGGCCAGGCTAATGGCGTCCTTGCCCACGTCCACCGGCACCGCGCCGTTGACGCCGTCAAACGACAGCCACCGGACGTGCATGATCTGGTCGTCGCGGTACACCACCTGCTGCCCCGTGCCCGGCTTGCGGTACAGGTACGTCAGGGTGTGGTCATCTTCCTGCCGCACCTCCATGCCAGACGGGTGCAGTGGGTGCAGCTCGGTCACGCTGCCACGGGCACCGGGCACCTTCAGGTTGTAGGCCGAGCCGTAGAACCCTAAATGCAGGCACATGCCCTCCACCCACTCGTAGCGGGTCTGCCACGAGTTGGGCCGCTTGGCGAGAACCCGGTACAGCGGCAGGTCCTTCGCCCGCACTGAGTCGGCGTCACCCGACCGGCGGTACAGGTGCAGCGGCAGGCTCGCGACGGTCTCGGCCACCACGCGAGCACAGGCAAACCAAATGCCCGTCTTCATCGCCGTCTCGGGCGTGACCCGCACGCCCTGGTCGCCGGCGAGCATCACCAAGTCGTCCCAGCGGCTCGTGCGTTCCTCGAGCCACTTGATTTCAGGGACGGCGGTCTCTGTGCTCATACGCTCACCAGAAGGATAGTTCCGGCATCTCGCTCGGCTTTTGCTGCTCGCCCATGTGGATGCCGCACGACATGGCCAGGGCCACAGCCCCGTCGATCCGCTCTGTGCTCTTGGCCTTCGACAGCTTGACGTTACCTGCCGGGTCCATCTGGACGGCCGCGTTACCTAGTTGCCAGCCTAGCAGCCTGTTTCCCGCAAGCCGCAGTTTTCCGTCCACGAGCAACGCCTCAAGGCTCTTGGTGGGTGAGCTCATCGACGCGAAGCCCTGGCCGAACATCACGACCGGCAAGCCCTCGCCGGCCAGCTGCTGCGCCAACATCGTTGCGTTCCATCGGTCGATCCCCAGCCCGCGGCAGCGGTGCTTTTCGCAGAACGCCATGATGTCTCGCTGGATAACGCCGTAGTCGGTGCTGCGGCCGTCAGTGATGGTGAGCCACCCGTCCCGCGCCCATTGCGAGTACGGCACCCGGTCCTCCTGCTCCCGCTTTGTGGCGTTCTCGCCCGGGATCCAGAAGTGAGCGTAGACATCCACATGCCCGTCATCGGCCGGGAACCACGCCACAAAGGCCGAGGTGTCAAACGTGCTGGCCAGGTCGAGCCCCGCCCAAAACTCTCGGCCCTCGAGCGGTTCCGGTGGGCCGCCCATGCACGCCTCAATCTGGTCGGGCCGCACCCACTTCACGTCCGTCGTGGTCGGCACGTTCAGACGATACCGCAGGAACGACGAGAGCTTCGTGGCCGAGTTGGCCGCCTCTCGGCAGTCGGCGGCGAACGACTCCTCACTGATGGTCTCGCCGAGCGACGGGTTAGCTTTGTGCCACACCTTGGAGCTTTGCCAATCGTCCTCTCGGTCGGCAGCGTAGATGCACCCGAAAAACTGCGGATCAAAGGTCGGGTCGGCAATGCACCGCTCAGCGTAGTCGTGCTGCTCCCACCACAGGTGAGTCTTGTTGAACTCGCCGGCCGTCGTGATGGACAGCACCAGCGGCTGCCGCCGGGCCGCACCGCCATACCGCAGGGCATCCCACAACCGGCGGTCACCGCGCTGGGCGTGCAGCTCGTCGAACAACAAGCAGTGAATGTTGAGACCCTCGGCCCGGAACGCATCCGCCGATAGCACCCGGTAGAACGAGTTGCTCGCACGGTGAATGATGCTCTTGCGGCTGTCCACCACCTCGAGCACCTTGCTCAGCGCCGGTGACGAGCGGACCATCGACGCCGCCTCACGGTAGATGATGCCCGCCTGCTCACGGTCGCTGGCAGCGCCGTAGATCTCGGCCCCCGGCTCGCCGTCCGCCAGGAGGACGTACAGGCTGATGCCGGCCAGCATCGTCGACTTCCCATTCTTCTTGGGAATCTCGATGTACGCCTGTCGGTATTGCCGCGTGCCGTCCGGCTTCAGGCGGCCGAAGATTTCACCCAGCACGTACTTCTGCCAGGGCAAGAGCGTAAAGGGCTGGCCAGCCGTCTGGCCCTTGGAGTGTTTGAGCACCTTCTCAAAAAACGAGTAGCACCGCTCGGCCTTGGCCTGGTCGATACCGGGCCGGCTCTCACCCGTGGGCGGTGAAGAACTCCTCGAGCTCGTCCTTTTTGACTTCGACTTGCGTGGCAAGTTTCGTCCTCGACGACGGGGTCAGACCAAACTCGCTCAACAGCGACGCCTTCTGCGCGACCAAAGACCGGTACATCGGCCCAGCCGGGTTGGGTTTCACGCCACCAAGATCCGTGTGCATCACCGCGCCGCCGGCCCGCAGTTGCAACAGGCACGACTGCTCGGCCGCATGCACCTCGCACAGCGTGGCCAACGCTTCGCCGTCCGCCAGGGTCAAGACTCCCATGCGGGTCAAGATGCCGGCCAGCTCGTGCCACTGGGCCGCAGCAACCTCGTCCACCTTGAGCCGCTCGGGCATCGGGGGCACGCCGGCCGGCAGACTCGGCTCCTGCTTAACCGGGCCACGCTGCGTACCGTCGAGCAGTTTTAACTTCGTCGGCTTGGGTCGGCGGCCTGCTTTTGCCATGGTCAACTCCACACTAGCGGGGGAGTGCGATTGTTAGGACCGACGCTAAGAGCAACTCGCATACCGTTTAAACACCATGCCAAGGTGGCAGCGGACCTCAAAAAACCCCGTGGATTTCTGCAGTTTTTACGCACGCG